GCCCGGCGGCCCAGGCGCGCAGCTCCACAACCTCGGCTACGGGCAGGCCGGCGGTGATGTGGTCGGTAATGTCCTTGTGCCCACCAGCTGGTTCCACGAGCCGTACGGACGCGGCGACATCTATCAGCGTAGCCATGACTCGGTTACCGTGTTTGCGGCCGGCGTCGTCGCAGTCGCGGCAGACGACGACATGCGCCCCAGTCAGCCAGCGGGCGTGCGCGCCGGACCACTTCCCTGCGCCGCCAGCGTTGCAAGTGGCGGTGATACCTTTCGTTGCGAGCGTGTCGGCATCCCGTTCTCCTTCAGTGACCCAGACGGTTTCGCCGCGACCGAGGGCAGCGGTCAGCTCAGGCAGGCGGTAGGGGGTGATTTTAAGCTCCTCGGAGCTCTCCTGGCTCCATTGACCATGCCCGTTCATGGTCAATGGGCGGAACGTTTTCTTGCCGTCGCTTGCGGGGGGGCGCCGCTGGACAACTCCGACCACTTGCCGTGATCCCGAGAGGTAGGCGAACTCCCGGATGGATCCACGCAGCCCTGGGGCGATAGGGTCGTCGTATAGGTCTTCAAACCGCAGCCCTAGCGCGTCGATGACGTCTTCATTCAGGCACCCGGCGTGACAATGCATCAGGACTAGTCCGCCGTGGCCGCCTTTCGATTGTGACCACGTAACACTTAAGGACGGATCACGGTCGTCGTGAGCTGGGCATTGCGCGGAGTACCCGGCGCCCTGGGCGCGCCAGCGGCTCCCGGCGCGGTCTAGCGCCGATAGGACCCGCGTGATGGCTTCGCCACTGCTCACGAGGGGGGCTCCCGGCCCTGGACAGCAACAGCCCCCGGGGTGCCCGTGTGCAACGGCCCCGGGGGCTGTGCTCGTGGTGATCCGCCAGCCAGGCGTGATCTGGGCGCAATGGTACCGCAGAATGTGCGGATGACTGAATCGCCCATCGATCACGCCCCTCTTGGCTGGCTGTGTTGTGCTCCCGGGGCACGACTCCCGGGGGCCCTATCTTACCCGTGGCACCGGATTCCGCTGTACCGCCAGGGTGCTGGACGTGCGGGTTTTCCTCAGGTGACCACCGCCGTTTCGCACGTCACAGCACCGATTCCTGCGGCCTCGGCCCTGCGCATACAATCGCGAGTACCTGTCGATCGCCCGATCGGGAAAGCGACGCATATGTCATACGGCCCGAGATCGACCATGCACTGGTTGCGATAATTCCCGGCTGCGGGGCAGTAGTCGTGCCCGTCCCGCCCGATCCGTCGGTGCCCCGGCTTGCACGTTGAGAAGCATGGGTCACGCCATCGGGCGGGCACCGGGTGGACCTGCATGCCGAGCGCTCGGGCCTCCTGGCCTACGAGTAGGTCCGCACCTCTCGTTACCCCGGTACGCCGGTCGATGTAGCCTTGCGCGCCGTGCACGACCAGGATCTGCTGCCGCCAGGCGCCTTTCTCGCGTGCGATCCTCTCCTGCTCGGTGAGTGCGTGCCTCACTAGCGCCCGGTCCTCCAGAAGTCGGCTCCCGGTGCCCAGAATGCGGCAGGCGATGCCGGTGGTCATGCGGCATACCACCCACTGTCCGCTAGTAACGGCTTAAGGATTGCCGCAGCGAGCAGCGGAGGCACGGCGTCGCCTGCTTGACGGTAACGCTGCGTTTTGGTGCCTTGCCACGGATATTCGGCCGAAAAGCTCTGCAACATTCCTGCCTCTTGGACGGTGATCCGTGCCGCCTCAGTTCCGCCGTTCATCCAGGCGGCAGATTTAGCGTCATTGCCAAAACAGACTGCCGGCGCGGGCTGGTCGGCACTGCGTTCGGTGGAGTTGCTCTGAACGCCGCCGCGCAGCACCCAGTCGGCGGCATTGCCGCGCTGGCCGAAGAAGATGGTTCCAGCAGGCTCGTCTGCCCCGCGAGTGCTTGCGTTGTTTTGGGTGTTGTTGCGCAACGATACCCGCCGGAGTTGCGCCCGGCATTTTGCGTTGCTGAACGTTTCCGCGCCCCCAGTGTCTGTGCCGCCTCCGCAGACGGTCCACGCGGGCCGATCCGGCAGTCCCCACCCGAGTGCCTGCGCCATCGAGACTGGCGGTGGCAGTGCGCTCCCAAACAGGTCGTCGCCGATCACGGCCTCAGTGCCGCTGCGGTACGCCTGATGCGTCGGTTCCGGCGGCCCGGCCGGTCCGTCCAGTGAGGCGATGAGAATGGCCCGTTTGCGGGTTTGCGGGACACCATACCTTTCAGCCGATAGTATGCCGCACCACACCTGGTAGCCGTGCTCCCGCAGCAGCATTGCTGTCTGCTGCCATAGTGGCAGCACGGCTGGCACCTGCTCTAGCGCGATCCATCGTGGCCGCAGGGCCACCGCCCAGCGCAGGGGCTGTGCGACTAGCACTGTCGTTGCTGCTTGCCGCCACGCCCATGCCGAGCGCTGCGCGCGGGTCAGTTTGCCCATTTTCCGTAAGGTGTGCGCCTTGAGGATTCGCGCGCATTCACGCCGGGTGACGCTGAGGACTTTCTCGCCCCGCGAGGTGCGGGTGAGTGCGTTGATCAGCACAGCGGTTACTAGTCGGCCAGCTCCTGAGCCTGCCCCGGAGAACGATGTGCACGGCGGCGAGCAAATCAGCCCGGCCGTGCGCCCGGCGAGCATCTCAAGCGGGTACGCCGCAACATCAGCACACACCCGCTGATGCCCGGCGGCCATGGCGGTGCGGCACGCGGGCATGTCCCATTCGATACCAACGGCGGGCCCGGTGTATCCGGCCATCCGCAGCCCGGTACTCCACCCGCCTGGCTACGGACCCGCGAACAGCTCAAGCACGAGGTTCGGGGTCATAGGGTACCACCTCCTTTTCGGCGTGCCGTACGCTGCGGCGTCTGGCCGGGCGCCCGGATTTCGGGCGCGAAGATACCAGCGGGGCTGGATTCATCGGGCAGGCAGTGGCGCCGCAGCCCGAGTATGTCGCTGGCAGTTGCGGGGAGCGTTTCAGCGCTAGTAGTCATATCGCAGGAGCTTCGTCTAGGTCGATCGCCTCGGCCGCTAACCACCCATCTTCATCGTCTAATCCGCTGAACAGGCTGTCTTGCTCGATCTCTGCCTGCCCAATCGACGCGAGGTTCTTTATTGCCTGCCTGAAGTAGGATGGCTTGAGTTCTATGCCGATTCCGTAACGACCGAGTTTGACTGATTCATGCACCTCGGATCCTACTCCCATAAATGGTGTTAAGATTCGGTCTCCGGGATTAGACCATAACACTAGTCCGCGGTCTATGACGTCCAGCTGAAGGGCATGAACATGCCTCTCGTCGTCCTCGTCTTTCCCCTCTCTGAACGGGAGAACACGGTTTACTCGGACGTCATCCCAGAATGCTGATGCGTACTGCCTCCAGATCCAGTGCGAGTACCGGTTTTCGATCTGATTTCCTTCCATGCCTTTGTACCGCAGCAAGCCGGAAGGTATTTGGCGTTCACCGCAGTACTCGGTCAGACCAACCGGGTGAGTGATCGGAACTGGGTTGTCTCCACGCTTGCGGAACACGAGTAGGTAATCGGCGGACGCGTTCGAGCAACGAGACGAATCGTCCACGATCGACTTGTGGGCGAGTGATTTCATCATGGTTCGGTTTCGTACCGCGAGCGGTTCTTTCCAGACGTGGTATCTGGCGATGTAATCGAACCCGAGGTGTGCGTGAAGCCGGATGATATCGCCTGGGAAATCGGTAAGAGAGTCGCGCCCCGTGTTTCCCGTAGGGACATCCATACAATGTACGGCGGTTACTCTCCCTGGCATGGTGAGTCGGTGAATCTCCCGGATCACGAACTCGTAGTGTTGCATAAATTCAGCGTATGTGCGTGCGTTCGACAAATCTCGGTCGCTAGAAGAGTAGTGATACAAGGCGCCGCCGGATGGAGCGGCGAACGGCGGACTGTAGATGCTGAACCCGACCGAGTTGGCCGGGAATGCGGTCATCACCTCTAGGCAATCGCCGTTATAGATGGCCCATTCGTTGGTAATCTCCTGGTCTAGGATCTTGCCCATGTCGGCACCGTTACCTCCTGGTTGTAGTCAGTGCGATGATCGATCGCGAGCGCATTGCGCATACTGGCGGTAAGAGCATCGAACATCCGATCGGCTTGCGCCGACTTGCGTGTAAGGTTGGCCAGTTTTCCCGCGCCGCTCTCTGTGGTGATGTAGTCGGCCGTGACTGGCTCCTGCTGACCGAACCGCCAGTGTCGTCGCACCGCCTGGTATTCCTGCTCGAATGAATGCGAGGGGAAGTACACCATTCGGTGGCAATGGGACCAGTCGAGCCCGAAGGCGCCTATCTTCGGCTTCGTGACCAGCACTCGGATCTCACCGCGACTGAATGCGGACAGTTTCTCTTCTTTCGACTCCACTGAGTCAGAACCGGAAACTTCGACTGCTCCGTCGATGAGTTTGGTGAGCAGCTTGCCTTCGTCGTTGAGCTGACACCACATCGTGGCCCGTTCGGCGTCGGCAAGTAGTTCGGCGGCTTTCTCGCACCTCTCCCTCATGGTGCGACGGTCGGCGTCTCGCTCCTCACTGAGCCCTACGGCTGGGGTGTCGAATAGGGTGCCTTCCCTCGGCTGGGCCGCCTTGACTACGTGATAACGCTTCTCCAGCGGCGGCAGCACGAACCCGTTGTCATCGAATTTCTCGCCAAAGTCCGAGGGTTTGCGGCCGGCGCGAGCCCAGGATGCCATCCATCGCCAAAACCCTTCTTCGGCGTGTCCCTTGAATCGCCACGCTGTCCGTTCCCAGGCGTGATGTTGGGCGCCGCCAGCGGTGAGCCTACCGCTGCGTTCCCACCGTCCGCCCCTGACGGCTATGGCCTTGTCTTTGTTGGTAAAGAATCTAGTTAGCATGTCCATGTGACCGAGATATCCCAGCGCCTCGCTAGAGGTGCCGAGTTCAATATAATCGTTTGGCGCGGCTGTCGCGGTGCCAAACAGCCGGTAAGGCAGGGTGCGCATGAACTCGGTGACGATGCTGCGGCGGCGACCGTCGAAGCACTTGATAGCGCTTGATTCATCTCCTATCATCCCCCCAAAATCCTGGGGGTCAAACTTCTCCAGCTGCTCATAGTTGGTGACTGTGATCCCGGCTGCGGCTTTGCCGTTCCGGGAGATGGCCACATCATCGATACCGAACTTCCCGGATTGAGCGAGCATCTGAAAGGTAACCCCGAGAGGGGTGGCGAGTACCACTGGCTTCCCGGTGTGTCGCCGTACGTTCTGCGCCCATACCAGTTCCATTGGCGTCTTGCCCATACCGCAATCGACCAGTAGTGCGGCCCGTCCTTGACGAACCGCCCAGTCGCACAAAAATGCCTGAAATGGAAACAGAAAGTCAGGCATAATTGTCGGCTCAAACCCGTTAGCGGTATTCCACTGCGCTTTCGACGCAAGAAACGCCTGGTAGTCAGCGGTAGTCACGCTGCCACCAGCTCCCGTATCCGCGTAATTACCAGCAAATGCTGATACCCGTCGTTGATGGGTTTACCCTGTTCATCGGCCGGGAGCAGCAGGAATGACTTCGCGGGACTTTCGGGCAGCCGCAGCAGCACTGCGGGTGAGTCGGCACAGGCTAAGGCGTCCCTCAGGTACTGGCTGGACACCCCGATGGTGATGGGCTCGCCTTCGAATGCCTCATGTTCTATGACATCGCCAGCAGCGTCAGGGTCGTCGGCTAGTGCTACCGCGATGCCGTCAGCCGCAAGGCTCAGCCGCAGCTGCAAGTTGTCTTTCTTGTCTTCGTTAGCCGCACTCACCTGTTTCACTGCCCGGGCAAGGGTGTCGGCATCCACCGTGACGGTGGTGGCTGTTTCCTTTTGGATCATCAGCTGGGACCAGTTCACGAACTTGCCGCCGATGAGCCGGCCAGTGACCCGGTGCTGCCCGGTGGCTAGGGTGATGGTGCTGCCGTCGCTATAGAGCGTGACGCCCCCGGTGCCATCTTCCAGTGCGTCCCGCATGGTGTTCAGCAGCGCCGAGGGCACGGTGATGGAGTGCGGCAGCATGTCTAGCGTGGCTTGCCAAGATAACTCGGCGGCGGCCACCCGGTACCCGTCTGTGGCCGCCAAGGTGAGTGGCCCGGCGAAAGTGAACTCGATCCCCGTCATCGCTCCCATCACGGGGTCTTTGCTTGCTGCTGGCAGTACGCGAGACAGCCCGCGAGACAGTGCGGCAGCCCCGATAGTGCCAACGGGTTCGCCGATCTCGGGCCAGCGTGCCCAGTCCTCGATGTCTAGCACTGGCAGGCTTGCCTTGTAGCGCTTGACCCGCAGCTCCACGCCCCGGGCGCCGGTTTCCAGCGATACTTCGTCATCGGCCCGCAGCGTTTTGGCGACAGATGCCAGCAGCCGGGCGGACACCATAGCTCTGCCGGGCTCACCGATCGTGGCTTCGGCGGCGGCAGTGCCGAACGTGTCAAAGTCCGTGGCCGCCAGAGTTAGGCCTTTGTCCCCGGTGTCGAGTAGTACGCCGCCCATGACGGGGTTGCCGGCCGGATTGCTGGGCGCTATCCGGGCCGCCCATGCGGCTGCTGCGCTGAGCGCGCCGCCTTTGATGTGCAGTCTCATGCGTTATTCCTCCAGCGTTTCAGGTGAGGCTTCCCTCGCCGGGTTGTGCGGTGGCGTCCACCGGGGGTCCGCCTCATCGAGCGGCTCTACTAGTCCCCGGCACGGGAAGCACCTCGTGACCCGGATGCTGCCCCCGCCGATGGTCTGCCATGCCTCGTCACGATGGCCGCTGGGCGGACTCGCCACTTGTGGGGGTACGCAATGCCCGCAGCTGAAGGCTGGTGTGCGATGGGTGATCATGGTGTCATCCTTAGTGGCCAGCTGCCAGCCTGCGCCTCTACTGCATCTGCACGGTCTAGTAGGGCGTGGAGTTCCGCCTGCTTTGAGCCGGATTCGTCGCCCTCCTGCGCGGCTTTCCGGCGCAAGTAATCGGCGAATGATAGTTGCTGCTCCTTATGCCACTCAGCTTGTGCTGCCTGGAGTTCCGTGAGCGGCATTTTGCCGATCTCCGGGTGCCGTTTAGCGAGTTTCCAGGCTATTCGCATTGCGGCCACCGCGTCGGCCTCGCTGGTGTGCGCCTCGGCCAGCTCAATCCCGTAATTACTGCATGCGGCGGTGAGGGTTCGTTTGCCACTCCGGTATCGATCAACGCGCTTGTCGATGATCAGCGGGTCAATGACCGGGCCTATCTTTTCGAGCCCCCGGCCACCGCAGTGCCGGGTCAGCTCGTGATGGAGTACCGTCAAATCATAGGGGGCATTGTAGATCACAACCGGCCAGCCGCTCTCCCGTGCCCCCGCAAGACGGGCAGCAATTTCGGCAGTTACGTCAGCGATGGGGTTTCCGTGTGCCCGGGCATGCTCAGTGGTTATCCCATGGATCTCGGCTGCCGCAGCCGGTATCTCAATGCCAGGGTCAGCCAGCCAATTTGTGCAGAACAAGGCACTGTTCTGCACGGAGACTATGCTGGCGGTGACGATGCGGGCTTCGGCTGGCAATGGGGAGGTTGTTTCGAGGTCGAAACCGAGCATCGGCCCGTCCGCCCATTCAGTGTTCACGATGAACCGGCATCTGATTGCCCGTGACCAGCAACGATATTAAGATATCGCTGCATGTCCTCAGCGGTCGCGCTGTCCGGTGTTACCCCGGTGGCATTGATGAACGCACTATTGATCTGCTGAGTGGTCCACCTCTCTGGTGCGCTGTCCATGACCTTCTGCCATAGTGTGTCAGCAACTGCTGCGGGAGCAGCCGGCGCCGACTTGAGTTCTTCGCGCCGCGCCGCGTGGGCGATGGCTATCGCATCGCAGGCCTGGTCGATGTCCTGCGCCGTCATTTCGCTCTTGCCTTTGTGCGGCGCGGCCCCGGGTTCGGCAGGCTCCCCGCCGGGCGGCGGGGTGATTGGCGCCATCTGGGCAAGTGTCTCGGCGAGGTCACCGCTTGCTTCGCGCCGCTCCATGAACGCTACGGCCTGGGCGATCTCGGTGTCGGTGAGGTCATTGAACGACTCCAGTGGTGCCGCCCTGGTCAGCATTCGGGTCATGATAAGCAGCCGCCGGTCCCGGTCTTTGGCGTCCACGCCGCCTTTGGCGAGTTGTGCCCAGATGCGCCGTGTTTCTTTTGCCCGGTCAAACTTGCCGGGGTACACGTTTTCTGCTGGCAGTTCCGGTTCGGCGGTCTGTGGCGCGGGTTCCTGCCCGTGAGCATCTAATGCCACGACTTTCTTCCCGGCTGACACGATCCGGTCATGCAAAGCGGTATCGCCGGGGCGGAGTTTTTTGGCCTGCCCGTGCAGCCTCAGCAGGCCAGCGCGATCCTTGCTCTCCACTAACTGCGGGATCTCGGTATCCCACAGTGGCTCGCTGGGCGCCTCAGCTGACTGGGCGGCGGCACCATCATCATCGTCGTCAGGGGACACCCCGGTTACTGCGCACAAGCAATATCGGCGGGCGTATGTGATCGCCGAACCAAGCGCCTGCGGCGGGCTGCTCGTGGCAGGCAGGGGCCACGTGCCGGACTCCTGCTGGCCGGATGTGTGCCGCAGGCTGTATCGCAGCACGAACTTGCCGTCATCCTGGATGGTCGGCAGTGTCGACCAGGACAGTCCGTGACGTGCGAGTGCGGGGAGCACTACAGCGGAGATTTCTGCCAGATCAGCGTATTTTTAGGAGTAGCGAGCTTTGTCCGACTTGACGTCGGCGGTGTTACTTTTTCCGACCTTCGGCAGGTCGCGCTGGAATGCCGCCAGCGCAGTGGCGTAATCTCCGTGGCCGTTCGCCGCTGATGTCACGGCGCCACCGCCGCGCCCAGTTCGCGCAGCGCGTAGCGGGGCAGGCTCACTGTTATTGGTCCGTCCGCGTACCCCGGCCAGTAATCGAATGTTGAGCATTGATGGTACAGGTCTATCGCATCTCGATTCCTGGCTCGCCCGGCCGCGAGCATCTCGTCATCAGGGGACGCCACTGTTACCAGGTAGGGAGGTGTTTTCTCCTGAAAGACGAACACGCATTCGGGCCAGTAGTTCCACTGCTCACAGCTGGCCACCGCATCCTGATACCAGGGTCCTTGCATGTAGTACCCGTAGGCCCACATCGCACGGGAGATCGCTGCCGGCTCAGCCGATACGCAGGTTTTCAGGTCCACCATGTACCCGCCGTCGTCATGGATGTAGTCCAGCATGGCGCGGCGGCTGACCCCGGTGGCTTCATCATCCCAGAAGATAGCCTGCTCTGCCTGCCCGGCCGCGCTGAGCAGCTCATGGGCGCGGGTGTTGTTGTGCAGCGCTTCGGTCATTGCGTCAATCGCGTCGGCTTCTTTGCGGAGAATCGGTGCCCTGCCAGCTGCATAGGCAGCTTTGCGTGCTTCTTGGGCAGCTTTCTTGTTCCAGTTTTCCTCTTCGAGGATTTCCACTCGTTCGCCGATTCCTAGTACACGCGTATGGTAGGCGTGACCGAAGTCGTATTCCGGTTTGTGCGCCGGCTCGGCAGTGAGCCAGTGCTTGAATTTAGCTGGGCATGACGGTGGCAGCAGTTGCTTTACTCCGCTGTATGACAAGCTGTTTGTTTGGGCGTGATAGATGGCTGGGGGTAGGGAGTGCACGCCGGGTTCGGTGATCAGCAGCGAGTCGTTCATGTCCTGTTATCACTCTCGTTGCTGAGCTCGTCTAGATTCAGATAGTAATGTGCCCACTCGCCGTCATTCCGCAGGATGTAAGCGCCGTAACCGCTGTCGCCGATCCCCGCTTCGGCCATGTAGCTGCATCCTGGCCG